TTGCCAATAACAAACTACCATTTGGCACAGTAGTTCTTGTAGAGGGAGTTGGAGCTTGTGAGGTACATGATAGAATGAACAGCAGATACGACGGATCATATTTTGATATTTATTTTGGAAACGATAAACAAAGAGCATTAGAATTTGGACGTAAACAGTTACATTATATAATTTATGAAGAATAATATAGAAGTATCTTCTTGGGAAGAAGAACAGCGACAAATAGAATATGATAAAATAGAGGAAGTCCGGGAAAAGGAAAAAGCGATCAAAGAAGAAGTAAAAGACTACCGGACTTTCTTTGGCTTTCCTAAGATAAGAAAGAGAATCAATAATTTTTTAATTAGAATAAAATGACAAAAGGAGAAGATCTAGTAAAAGAGGAACTAATAAAACAAGATAAAAATGTTGTCTTGCCTTTCAAAAATAAAAAGGATATTAGGATAACCAAAGCAACTGAATATGTTAATGTTGTAGCTAAGATAGGAGAATGGACAGAAGATGCTAAGCTTAAAGGTATAACTGGAAATGTAAAAATATCATTAGGAGAAGATAAGAAAAAGTGGCAACATGGTTTAATGAGAATATCAATAAAGGATAAGGGTAAATGGATCAGCAAGTTAGTTCATATTGACGTTATAATGACTTTAATATATAAGTCTTATGATCCGAATAATTTAGAAAGAGTAAAAAAGCTTGACAGCCGAAAAGATAAGAGTATAATATAAGTGAGATTCTTTGATCGGGGTGCTAATTCTTATAATTAATTTTGAGTGCTAAGATCAGGATTATCATATTTTTAGTGGTATTTTCATTATTATTGGTTATAGCATGCAAGGCAGTAGCTTATGTATGTAACGCTGGTAACAACTGGCTAGAGAATAATCAAAGAGAGTATTACTAAAAAACCATATTAAATATTTATATCTACACCGAATAAACAGACAAATGTTTTTTGGTGTTTTTTTTAAAAAGATGCCATATAAAAGACGAATGACCAAAAAAGAATCAAAAGGATTAGTAGTTGGAGATGGTATAGGACTAAGACCAGAGTGGATCAGGTTCATAGATGAGTATATGAAGGACTTTAACCAAACAAGGGCGTATCAATTAGTTTTTAAAATAAAAAAGTCCAGCGTAGCAAGTGCATCGTCAACTAGGCTTCTAAGCTATGAGCCAGTAAGGGCAGAGATACTAGCAAGATTAAAAGAACAGCAGATAACAGAAGGAGCAATCAAGTGTGGATTATGGGATACAATAAATTGGTGTTTGAAGAAGCCAACAGCCAGCCGAGCAGGTGTAGCGATAAGGGGTTATGAGGTGCTAGCAAAGGTTAAGGGCATGATAAGACCGGATAATAATGTCAATAATTTCTTCGATAATCGTAAAGTTATTTTTCAACCAATCGTCGATAAGGATAGATCTGAAGAATTTGAAAGGCTTTTCCAAAATAAAGGAAATTTGATCGAATAGAATTAGATTTAAGCCCTTAGAAAAATGGAAGACGATATAAGTATCAACTCAAACACCGAAGAAATAGTACCTATACAACTTTTCAAGCCACTACCCAAACAAGAGCTGTTTATGTATTTGGTTTTCTGTAAACCGGAAGCCAAGTTCATTTGGTACGTGGGAGGATTCGGAAGCGGTAAGAGTTATATTGGATCGCAAGCAGCAGTCAGATTAGCAATGCAAGCACCTAACGGAAGAGGATTGATAGCAAGACAAACAGCGGTGGACTTGAAGGCAACCACTATGAAAACCTTTTTCGAGGTTATTGATAAAAGACTTATCAAGAAGCATAATCGGTCAGAGCAATGTATCACCCTTGTCAATGGACATGAGATATACTATTGGGGCTTAGATGACATTGAGAAGCTAAAATCTCTTGAAATTGGCTGGTATTGGATAGATGAGGTAAACGAAGTCGAGGAGAACACTTTCAACGTCTTAAAAGGGCGTTTAAGACATAAAGCCCAACCCAAGAGATTAGGAATGATCACCAGCAACTCCGAGGGCAAGAACTGGACTTATAAGCAATTTGTAAAAGGTCAAGGAGTTAAACCTAGATATAGGGATAAATATTTTACGATAAAAGCACCTTCCAACGAGAATACTTATTTGCCAGAGGATTATTTAGATGTTCTTAACAGTTACACCGGAGATCTTTACGAAAGATACGTCAGAGCCAGCTTTAACGTATTTGAAGGACAGATATTTCCGGACTTCAATGAGGCGATTCATGTTATAGAGCCATTTATCATTCCGGATCATTGGGTAAAGGCAAGGGGATTTGATCATGGTGAAAGAAACCCAACCGCTTGTATATGGGGAGCAATAGCGCCGAGTGGAAATGTTTATATATATCGAGAGTATCATAAGTCTAATGAGTTTGTAGATTATCATGCTAAACACGTAGCCGATCTTTCACAGGGAGAGGAATATGAAAAAAACGTATTCGATCCAGCTATCAAGAGTGTTAGAGGGCATAGTGGTAAGAAGATAGATACCGAATGGAAAGAGGAAATGGCTAAATATGAGGATAATTTTTCAATAATATACGGAAACAATGATAGAAGTACCGGCTTTGCTAGACTTCACAAGTATTTCCGTATAGATCCGTCGAGGATAAACCCAATAACTAAGCATAAAGGAAGTCCAAGACTATTTATATTCAATACTTGTCCGGTGTTAATTGATCAACTAGAGCAATATAAATGGCGTAAGATAAGTTCAACAAGCGAAGACGATCCAAAAGAAGAGCCTAGGAAAAGAAACGATCATGGTGTAGATGCATTAAGATACCTCATAATGAGCAGACCGGACATAGAATTGATCGAGATACCTACTGAAGACAAGATTATTGATGCGAGAGTGCCGAGCCTAGACTGGCAAACACTTAAGAAAGACAAAGATAAGTTAAAAAGAATGATAAAAGAAAACCCAACAGAAGTATTATTAAAAATATTCAACGACAATGCTTAATGTAGAAATAACCAACCCAACAGGACAAGACTATAAAGAGGACTTTGATATTGCCAACGATGATGACAAGGTGCTTTCTAAGAAGATCGACAGTCGATTTAGTGAATCAAAGGATCTTCACGAAAAGGCTTGTGATATAGCCGACGAAAATATGAAGCTGTTCCGTTCTAGAATTGATGAGATAAAAGATACTAGACCGGCATTAGCTAAGTATAACTCAAAGACTGTTATAGCTAAGATATTCACTACTATACGAAACCTTGTAGGAATGACCACCGACAATAAGGTTAAGATCCATATTGTTCCTGGTAGAGATGACCAAAAGTCTATAACAAGAGCTAAAAAACTTGAAAACTGTTTAGAATATGGCTACATGAGAACTCACATGAATACTATTCTAGCAGAATGTTTGATCGACACATGGGTTAAAAGGGATAGCTATATCCGTTGGTTTTGGGATTATGATATGGACGATTTCGGTGCTGAAGCGGTAAAGTTAGAAAATTTGAGGATATCACCGGAAGCAAAGAATATCCAAGATGCCGAATATGTTATTTATTTTGACTATAAGAACAGAAAATGGTTTAAAAAACACTTTCCGGATAATTATAAAGATATTGTATTCAGGGATTATGAAGCAGTTAGCCAAAAATATGGAGTATATGGAAAAACAGAGGAAAAAAGAGGTAACGTGGCTTTATATATGGAATATTGGGAGGATGGATTAGTTGTTAAGAAGGTAAAACAGCAGAATGGTGAAGATGATCTGATCCTTGAAAAAAAGATGAACCCTTATTATGAGTGGAGAAGTGAAGAAGAACAGTTGCAAGAAGTATTGATCCAGCAATATCCTGAATTAGCAGAATTGTCAGAGGTAAGTGGAATGGATGTAGTTTCTTTGTTACAACAACAGTCAGAAGAACGTAGGGAACAGGCTGAAAGGATAGGAGAAGCCTATGAAGACGAGTTTCAGACCTTTTTAGATGAGAATTTCAAGCCAATAACTAATTATTTCAAGATACCGAGAAAGCCTTTTGTTCAGATCCCTTCATTTAAAATGCTAGGGCAGTTATATAGTGAGAATATGATCGGGGATCATATTAAGAGTGTGTTTCTTTCTATGAATGACAAGAAAAGATCCTATAACGATAATATATCCGGTTGTAATTCCAAGTTAGTTATAGACAAGAACTTTTTCAATAAAGATAAAGCACAAAAGATAACCAACGAACCATATCAGAAGCTATTTGTTGATATGCAGACTAATCCTAAACCGGTTTATATAGAACAAGGCAAGGAAGTACCTAATAGTTTCCATTTAGATATAAGACACGATGAGCAGATAATTGATGATATTTTCGGACACCATGAAATATCAAGAGGCACAGGAGAGTCTAATACGCTTGGACAAGACCAAATAAACGCCCAAAGTGATAGAACACCGGTAAGATACCAGACAAGGCTATTGGAATCAGCTTTATTGGAGGTATATGAAGGCTGGATACAGTTAATAAAGATGTTCTACACCGAAGCAAAGAGCATAAAACAAATGGGTAAAAAGGAGGGATACTTATTTGACGAGATAATTAATGATGATGTTGACGAGGGAGTAGAACCATATATCCGACCAGGAAGCCTATTGCCTATAAGCGACGCAGAAAAGACGCAGCGAGCTATGGGATTATGGAGTTCTAATGCTTTAGATCCTTATACTTTATTTGCTGAAATGGGAATGAACAATCCAGCTGAATTAGCAGATCGGCTTGTAAACTGGATAAAATTTGGCATGGTAAGTTCTGAAGATCCTGATAAGATAGCCGCCGACCTTAATAATGATCCGAATAGCCCTGGAGGAATGATGCAGAATAGCATAGAACAAGCCGACCAAGAGAATGAGGCTATGCAGAATGAGGCTGAAGTACCGCCAACACCGCCGGAATTATTGAGCCAAGAACACGTCAAACTCCATTATGACTTCTTGAAAGACCCGAAGATAAAGTTATCTGATGAAGCTTATGACCTAGTTTCTGTCCATGCTGACGTTGATAAAGCTGGTTTAGCAAGAATAATGGCAATGCGAATGACCAAAGAGGCAGGATCACAGATAGCGCCGAAAGGCAAGGAGCTTGAAAAGAAGAAATTAGCAGGGAAATAAATTTTCCAAAAGGGGTAAACCCCCTTTATAGCGGTGTAGAGTAATGGCAACTTAATAGGTTCATATCCTATTGATGCTAGTTCGATTCTAGCCACCGCAACTAATTATTAAATATTATTATGGAAGAAGAACAAAATGTAACTACCCAAGAGGTAGAAAACCAAGGCGAAGGGCTTTATTATCCGCCCGGATATAAAGGTGAAGTAAGTTCACCTAGTCCGGAACAACAGGGTAATCCTGTTGAAAAAGATCCTACCGAGCCAATTATAAAAAGCTGGGAGGAGGATAGACAAAAGCTTGATAGTCTAGAGGAAGAAAATAAGAAGCTAAAAATAGAGCTTTCTAAGTATGGTAGAGGCGAGGACGACGAAAAACTTGACGGAATGACAGAGGACGAACGGATAGATTATCTTCTTAAAAAGAAAGAAGAAGAAAAAAAAGCCGAAGAGGCTAGTAAAGCCGAGAAAGAAAAGCGAGAGTTAAGGTTTCTAAAGATCAAAGACAAGTATTTTGTGGAAAATGAAAAGGAAATAGTAAAACTTGCCAAAGATGAAGGCTTAACTGTTAAACAAGCGCTTAGTATTCACCAGAAACAGGCTGAAATGATAAAAAAACTTAAAAAAAGTCCGGTTGTTCCTAATAATGTTCCGCAAGAGCAACCAAAACAACAGGGAAGACATATAAGAAGTTTTGGTGAGATGTATAGAGAGGGGATTTAACAAGTAATTAATAAACAATGGCAGTAACAGATTATGGCAGATTGACTTCTATCACTAGAGGTTTAGTCTTGCCTAGAATTATTGACCAAATTGGAGACGACCATCCATTGTTTGACAAATTGATCAATAAAGCAAAACTTGAAACAAAAGGAACCCAAATCGAGCAAGCAGTAAAATACGCCCATAACACACAGGGAGGTTCTTATGCCGGTCTTGATCCGCTTGATACTAACTTGGAGATCACTAGAACAAAAGCGATCTTTCAATGGAAGCAAATGTATCAACCGATCGTTATTTCTAACATTGAATTGGCTAAAAACGGAGGCAGCGACGCTGAAGTAGCTGATTTAATGGAAGTAGAAATGGAAGAAGCTAAAGAATCCTTGACTGATAAATTCTGTACGAGGTTGTTCTTGGACGGAACAGGCAATGACAGTAAGGATATCGATGGTCTAGTGGCGTTAGTGGATGACGGAACTAATGTAGATGAATATGGTGGAATCACCAGAACAACCTATACTTGGTGGAAAGCTAACTATACTGCAACTGTTGGATCTTTGTATTTGTCTGATATCGCTACTATGTTCGATTCTTGTTCCAATGGACAGGATCAGCCTAGCTTGATAGTAACGACCAAGACTGTTTTGTCTATTTATGAGGCTCTTTTGCAATCACAGATCAGGTTTGAATCCGGTGCTAAACTGGACGGAGGAATGAAAGGTGCTTCATTCAGAGGTTGCCCTATGATCGCTGATGAGTATTGTACTAGCGGTTATATGTACTTCTTGAATATGGACAAAATTAAAACAAAAGTATTGGCACATCCTCAATTCCCAACTGACAAACGAGGCTTTGCAGTTAGTGATATGAGAGAGCCTACCAATCAAGATGGACAAGTCGGGTTTATCTTCTGGTATGGAAACTTCTACAACGAAGAGCCAAGAAAGAGTGGAGTGTTAAGAGGAATCACAGCCTAATCTTTAAGTTTATAAAATGGCTATTTCAACAACGAGAGTAAAATCAACTGCCATTGGAGATCTAAAGGCTGAAGTATTTACTGGTTCTTTTGCAAGCGGTGATACTACCGGAACAGTAGCAACTGGGTTTACTAAGGTTTTATTTGCTATTGCTCAATATGAAGACAGTTCTGCAAAGGTTATGAACTGTTCTTCGAGTGGTGGTACTATCACTATCGACACAGAAGATCCAGGAGCTACCAAAACCTTTACTCTATTGGTAATTGGCATGTAATTATTAAATTTCTAAAAAAATGAACAACATTTCAGGAGATACTTCTGATGTAACCGGCAAAGGGGTAATAGGGAGCAGAAAAAGAGTTGGCGTAAACGAATATGTTTATATGCAAGTGCCAGCCACTACTGCTGCCGGAACTCCGTTGGTTGTAACCTATGATGGTGATGAAGAGGTTATGGTCAAGGGTGTAGCACCTGCTACTTTGGCTGTTTATCAGGAAATCGCTATCACACCTAAACTTGCTGGATCTTCAGCAGAGTTTATGTGGTGTCAGGTAAGGGGTATTGCTGAAGCGCTAGTAAATGGAACTACAGATGTTGCAAAAGATGCATATTTGGAGGTTCTTAATACTGGAACTGCTTTGGTAAGCGATTCGACTGCACGTTCTGTAAATTCAGTTGCTATCGCTTGTGAGGCATATACTGATAGCACAAACGCCCTCAAGACAGTCCAACTGCTTGGAGATCGTGTTATCGTGGCTGCTTCTTAATAGTTGCCCGATGTTTAGCCTCCGGAGGGGAGGCTAACATGGGGTAAATATTAAAAAATTAAAAAATGAATAGAGCTATTATCATGTGTGCCGGAGAAGGAGAAAGGTGGGGTAATTATCTAGGCATACCAAAGCACCTTATAAAAATAGAAGGAGAAACATTATTGGAGAGAACAGTTAGGCTGATAAAAAAATACTCCCCAAAGACAGAGATCATTATTGTAGCTAAGCCAGATAACAGATACGTTGTAGCTGGATCAAAGATCTATAATCCTAACCTTGCAGAACAAGATTGGAGAAAAGACACAGATAAGTTTATGAGTAGTGCAAACAAATGGCACAAGAAAGGCAGAACTGGCGTGTTTTATGGAGATGTTTGGTTTTCTGAAGAGGCTATGAAGAAGATATTAGGGTTTAAAGGTGATGACTGGGTAATGTTTGGGAGAGATACCGGCAGTCAATATACCGGTAAGAGTTGGGGAGAGCTATTTTGTTTAAGTTTTATGCCAGAACACCACAAAAAGGTCAAGGATTGTTTGAAGATACTAGCTAATTTTCAGAAAAAGGGAGTTTTAAAGCGTACCGGAGGCTGGGAGTTATACCGAATTATGATAAATAAAGAGATCGGTATTCAAAAAGGAGAAGAAAACTGGCAAACGATCAATGATTTTACAGATGATTTTGATTTTCCAAATGATTATGACGAGTGGATCAAGCGATATAAGGCAAAAGATGATAAAAGATTGTCAATTCTTATAGCTACACCCTCAATCGGAGATGTTTCAATACAATTTACCCATTCACTTGTAGCCATGATACTCAAGACCAAAGAAGTATATCCGGATTGCAAAATAGCAATGGCGACAGTAATAAGGAAAATGCACCACAGAGCAAGGACAGAATTGGCAGAAACATTCTTAAGAACTGATTGCACGCATATCTTATGGCTTGATGATGACAATATACCGAAAGAAGATCATCTAATAAGATTAGTCGAGCATAATCTACCGCTTGTTTCAGGTTTATATTTCCGTAGAGTAGAACCATTCGAGCCAATAATCATGGTAAAAAGAGATGGAGGACTAGGAACAGAAAGGAAGCCGGATCTATATCGTAATGGTAAAAAAGGTTTAATGCAGATACACTCGACTGGAATGGGATTTATGCTGGTAAGGAGGGAGGTGTTAGAAAAGATACATGAGATGAATATGCCAATGTTTGATATAAGAGGTGGCGTAGGCGAAGATATCTGGTTTTGTATTCAGGCACAGGGGGCAGGATATGAAATATGGCTTGATACTAGCGTAGAAGTGGGGCATTTGGGAGAAAGAACCATAGTTACTAGTAAAACTTATGATAATTTTTATATGAATAAGATATTAGGAACAGTTGAAAAAGCACAGAAGATAGATGGGTGGTGTGATGAAAATGAATTGCATTATCTTGCAGAAATGGCTTCACACAGTAACTTTACAATTGAAGTTGGAAGTTATAAGGGAAGATCTTCAACCGCTTTGGCTAATTCTAGAAGATTGATATGCGTGGATCACTTTAAGGGAAGTAAGGAACATAATATAAATGGTAATGAGCTATTTACAGAATTTAAAAAGAATATGGAGCAATATCCTAATGTTCAATGGCTAAAAGGAAATTCTGTTAAAATAGCTAATAATTTTCCTAATAATTGTGCTGATATAATATTTATTGATGCAAGCCACGATTATAAAAGCGTTAAGAGTGATATTAAAGTTTATTGGGAAAAGTTAGGCGTAGGAGGAAGAATGTTGTTGCATGACTATACTTATCCTAAGTTTGGTGTTAAAAAGGCGGCAGATGAGTTTGTAAAGGAAATGGGAGCATTTGTTAGTGCCAAGATCGTATCTGGAAGTTTATTTGAAATAATTAAATTGTAACATTAAAAACATGAGAAAAAAGGTTAAGAAAGTGGCAAAGCCTGAATGGCGTTGCAAAAATTGTAAGTCAGTTTGGACGAATGATGTAAAAGTTTGTCCTAATTGTGGAGAAAAGAAATAGTTATTATTAAAAATTATTAAAAATTTATGCAAAACACTATACCAATTAAAGATGTTCCAAAAGATTATGATCCTATGAAGATAGCCGAAGTAAAGAATCCTTTTAGTGAAGAATTTAATCACTCTTTTAACGGAACACCTATAAGTATCCCGTCAGGAAAGACTTTAGAAGCTCCGTTGCCAATAGCAAGATTGATGGCAGAACATATTGCAAGAAAGGCAATAAGAGATGAGCATAAACAAGTTTTGAGTTTGAAAAAGAAAGAACTTGGGGAAAATTCTGAAAATTATTTAAAAATAGAACGATCAGCTATCCCAATGTTTGAAGATAAGGTGGAAAAGTTTATTGAAAGTATATTGAAAATAAAATCATCTATAAAAGAAGAGGCTATTATGAATAAAGTGAAAGTCGGTGGCAGGAAATTAGGTAAAGCACCGGAATAAGTCTAATTAAAGTCTAACTAAGGTTAGACGAGGGGGTGGGATACCTCTCTTCCTACTCCCCTTCCTCGTTTAATTTTAATTTAACAATATGTCAAAAGCTACTGGTTTTGCTCTCAATCGAGATGAAAACAACAGACCAATACAAAATTCAGGTCAATCTATGAAGTATCAAGCTGCTGCCGCTGCTAATGTAGTGGCTAAAGCGTCGGCTGGCTTTTTAGAAAGAATAATTGTTGGAGCTGATGTTGGATCTTCTGTTATTGAAGTTTCCGATCATGCAACAGACGGAGATGGAAATGTAAAAATTTATCTAGCCGGAGATACGTTAAAAGGCGTATATGAAGTAAATGCTGAATTTTCGGTCGGAATTTCAGCTGATTTAACTAATCAAACACATGTAACTTTTATTTATCGCTAAAATGGACTTTTCATTTTTGAAATCTAACAGGTTTTGGGCAATGGTTTTGGGTGCTTTAGCTATCTATTTAACAGAAAAGGGATTAATAGGCGAAGCAGAGATAAAATTGATAGGAACAATAACAGCTGGTTTTGTCGGAATTAGGACTGTTGATCGCTTTTCAGAAAAAATTGGTAATTAACTAGGAACAATGGAGTGGTTATTTAATATGCTTAATTATTTATGGCTTAAAATTATCATGGCAATTCCTTTATGTTTTATATTAAGGGAAGAGAATATCGAAGTAGTGTGTGGTATTATTTTTATTATGATAATAGACACAATACTTGGAATAATGGTTGGATTTAAATATAATAAATTGAATAGCCATAAACTAGCAAGATCAATAAGAAAAGTGGGAAATTATGGCTTAGCAATGGCAAGTGTGTGGGTATTATCTTCTGTGAATGATCAGTTGGCTTGGACATTTAATTATATGGGTATTTTTATTATATTAACTGAAATATTTAGTAATTTTGAAAAATTATCTTTACTAGGAATGCACACTCCAACAAAACTACTTTCTAAGTTAAATTCTGATTTTAAGAAATTATATTTAAGTGAAGATAAAGATCAAGAAGCGGAAAAGATTATAGATAAACATGAAAACAACCGAAAATATACTTGAACCTTAACAAAAGGAGGAATTATTGAAAAAAAACTCAACTAGAAAAGAACGGAAGTTTCAACGTAAACACCCGATCAAACTCTCAGAAGAAGACAATCAAACACTTCACGAATGGGCAAAAATTATCACAAATATGCCCAGAGCGAAAGACGAAGGGCATCGTTTTTATTGTCCGATATGTAAAAGAGACTGGGCAAGACCATTCGGAATGCCTATGTCTTCTGCTTACTGCGAAGATTGTCAGTATAAGGGTTGTATCAAAGAAGCCGAAGCAGATAAGATTTGCGCTTATTGTGAAAGGAGGTTAAAATGAATTGTTACTCTTGCGACCACTTTGACAACGAGCAACAATATTGTAGAGAACTCAAACGCCACGTAATTCCTGACACTCACCCTGATTGGTATTATAGATGTCCAACTTACAAACCAAAGGAGAGAAAAATGAAGAACATTTGTTGGGATTGCCGGTATCTCAAAAAAAACGATGTTGCAGGGAAACGAGTATTGTTCTGCACAAAACTCTTCATCCGTGTCTATCCTGATATTGAGCCACAATGGTATAGACTTTGTCCGGCTTTTCGGGAGAAGGAATGTTCTTTAAATTCTGCCAACGAGTAAAACTACTCTTGCAGACAATCGGCAGAACTTAGGTTCTGCCCTCTCTTCCGCCCGTTATTGTGTCCCCCCTACACATAACTGGCGGACATAGATAATTATTATTTTTCAAATAAAATGAGCTTATACAAGGTAAAAACAAGAAATTCTGTTTATAATCTGGAAGCGGAAAACAGCAACCAATTAAGGAAGGAAATTTTAAAAATAGAGGGAATAAGTTATGAGAAAATAGAAGAAAATATTTATTGGCAAAGAAATCCGAGATATAAAGGAATGAAACTTGGGTATAGCAATTTAAGTTTACAGAATTATGGGTGTTTTGTTTTTTCCTTAGCG